CAAGTTTCCATATAATCGCAAATATGACTATGGGGACTGTCTCCAATCGCAAAATCGATTTTCTTATTCTTTGATGAAAGTTCTATTTGTAAATTTTGATTAGACGCAATTGCTCTTAGTTTTTCTTCAGTAAAATTACTCTGTCCAATATTTAATAAACAATCAACTGACGTTTCTTTTAATAACCGTGTTACTTTTCCAATTTGTTCTGCTTTCCTTTTTGCTAAACGATAAATATATACATCCGTTGCTTCCTCTTTCTCGTTTTCCAAAGACGTGGCATACATAAAAATCTCCACGTTCCGTTTTTCAAATGGTAATAAGCAATGACTTAAATTGCGAACCCCGCGACCAATAATTTGTTCAATACGATTCATATTGTACCATGGTTCTAAAATGTGAATTTGACGAATACATTTGAAATCTAATCCTTCCGAACCAGCCTTTGATATTAAAATAACTCTCACTTTTTCACCATTTTTATTGTTTGAATTCGTAATATGTTTAATATCTTGGGCATTTTGTGGAGAATATGATTTATCACCTGTAATCATAACATATTTTGCTTGATTGAATTCACCAGAAACCTCACTTTTCGGTTTCATAGTCATCGAATCGATAGGTTCTGTGGGAGGTTTTTCAAACAATGGTTTCGTATATTCGGAACTTCCAAAACGTGTAAAACCCATTTCTTCTAATGCTAATGCAATTGGTACAACTCCTCCATCAATATATTGTGAATAAATCAAAACAATACCTGTTGAATTTCGAATTGTTTGACAAATTTCATGTATTTTCGCGCTGTATTTGTATATTTCATTCGGACTAAAAATACGTCCATATTTTTCTTGGACATCGGGTTTGTAAGAGAAGTTATATTTTCGAGGATTTTTCTTATTCGATTCGTCAATATAATTCATCACCGAATTCATACCACGTTTTCCTACCATTGTTGCACGGGGATCGGTGTTTTCGTCATTTTCCAATATAGATTCTTTTGATTCTTCCAATAATCCACTTTGAATTTGTTTGTCCAATGTTTCACTTGGATAAACGATATTCAATACTTCCAATGGTGTTTGCAGTCGTCGAAATCCAAATCTATCTAACTCGTCGAAATCTATTTTTTGACCCTCAACATCCTTTTTCATAGAACGTATTACTAGATCATATGCATTATTTTGATAAGAATTTACTTTTGTTACATAAAGAGGGAGACTTTGTAATGGTTGATCAATTTTTCGTCCGTTTAATTGAATAGTTGGTAATTTAAATTGACCTGTATTTTGACCGACTAATGCTTGTCCTGCTTTTAATAAATTTCCTAACCCACCAGTTGGTTCTTGGAATGTTTTCTCTAGCGCAAATACGTTTGGATAAATACGATAAGGGAAAGTATAAGGATTTTCGCCACGTATGTAAGAAATATATCCTGTTAATTTTCGACGCAATAAGTCATCACCGCCTTCTGTTATAACATCACCTTGATCATTTTTCTCTTCTTTTACGAAACCGCCGTTTTGATCAAATACTTCGTTTGTTTGTATTAACCCGCGTTTATCATTTGCGTTCATTAAATTAGTCAACCAAATAATCTCGCTATATGAATTATACATGGGTGTTGCGGATAATAATAATAATCGCATATTGTTACAGTGTTTTGCAAGTTTCATTAATAATTTCCCCGTTTTATCATCTTTATTGTCTTCTGTTAAACGAATATTATGTACTTCGTCAATAATAATAAGACGATTATTAAAAAAACGACGCATGTTTTGTAATTCCATTCGTTTTTTTTCTTCACTTGTAAATCCAGTAGTTTCTACGACGACCTTTTTACGAATATAATTGGCAAATTCAACGTACCCCATAAACACATAATATTGATTAATAATGGTTTTAATTTGAGAAACGAGTTTTTCTCGCGATACATCTTTTAAATTGGTTGGATTCACCTCTTTAATGAATAAATTACCATTACACGAATCAATATGCCACAAACCATCTTTTTGATACAATCGTCTTTCGTCAAATAATTGTAATTTATAATTAGCCTGGACATTTGGTGCTGCAACAACTAATATTCGTTGCTTAATACCAGTTTGTTTCATGTAAGATCGCATTTCTTCCCCAATACCAATAGAACTACATGTTTTGCCTGTTCCTAAACCATGATATAATAGCAAACTGTTATAAGGGGTTTGAAAAGACAAGAAATTTTTAACAAACAATTGATGTGGTAATAATTCAAATGACGCATCGCACATTTTTTTCGCATATTCTTTTATATCTCGTATTTCACCATCGTATTGTGTATCATAAAATTCTTTATGACTGGCAATTTTTTCGGAAAATAATGGGTCGTTTAATGTAGGATATAAAAACAATGATTCACCATTTTCCTCCTCTTTGTATTCAAATTGCTCTTTTTTTCTTAGAAATTCATTCGAATTTTTGGAAACATTAGAAAGAAGTTCGGTCATATAAGACTTCTTCTTTTTAATAATAATGGGTTTTACAGAATTGATTTTTTCTTCTGGACTATCCAAAATGGAATCCTCTGATTCAATTGAATTTTGAATGGACGATTTTATTTTAATTTCGGGTTTTTCTGTTGCCATAATGAAAATATACGTATATTATACACGTATATTTCAATTTACTTATTTGAACAATTTATCTAAAGATTTTCAATAGCCGTTTTTTCTCCGTGACATTCGCGACACAATGCAACTAAATTATCTACGTGATTACTTCCGCCATGTTCTAATCGTATTACGTGATCTACTTCAAACCATGCGTTTAACTGATCTTTACATCCATCACACTTCCAATTTTGACGCGATGCCACAAATTTTTTCTTCGTCTCACTCACCGAACGTTTTGTACCTTTTTTCCCCGATGTCATTAAAATTTCTTGAGATCGCGATTGAGCATTCGGGACTTGAACAATTGGATGATTCCCTGTTCCACTATAATTCCGTTTTGACGTAAAATCTAATATAGGCGACAACACGGAAGTTGCGTTTTTATCAATCGGCATATATTTTAAATATTCGTTTGAAGTGCGTAATATATTCTCCGCATTTGCGGGATTCTTCTTCAATAATATGTACAATACAAATGCACCGAAGACTACACCTGCCATTTTCATCTGTTTTTTATATGCCATAATATTTTTCACATATTTACCATCGGTATACATATGAAATAAAACTGCTCCAGTAATTACAAACATCCATAACTCAAGACGCATAGTTATAGTATCATGATAAAAAATTTTTCATCGACAAAATTTCCATTTCCTGGGTTGTAATAATATCCTTAGCCAACCTAAATATATTGTCATTATACCTTCTCTTAGTCAATAATTGTTTAGTAGTTGTTAATGCCGTTGAATGATGAGTAATCATTCGTTTTAACCAATTTTCGTCATTTACAAACAGTTGAGTTCGCAATAAAACAACAAATAAAAACGATAAACAAATACCTAATGTAAATATTCGTGAATTAAAATGTCCCATTGATAAATAGTGAACAATTTGATGACTCCATAACATATTTGATGCCATAAATAAAGCACTATAAATCAATGTTATTGATAAATATAAATCAGACAACCTATATGCTAAAATATTCATTGGATTTAATAGTAATCCAACAAAAAACATAACAATAAACAGAATTATTTGTTCGTTCATGATTGTATTATATATTTACTATATAATTAAACGATAATTATACAAATATATGATTAAACATAGACAAACAATAGTGAAAACCGCAATAATATATTCTTTCTTTAATCGAAACGTCTGAGAAAGTTTTATAGATTTTGGTTTATATTGACTCATATATTGATCCAATGCTTCATATAAAGTCAGTTCTTCTTTATCTATGGAGCGATTAATACGATTATGAATAAAATGAATCCATCGAATAAAAGAATCACGGTTATCTAAATATGGGGATACTGGATAATTATCTAATATTTTGCTAAAATCATTTCCGATTTTTTCATTAGGTATAAACAAAGGCATATTTTGAATGAAGTCATAATATTTTTTCTTGGTTACTTCATTTGGATATAATGGATAAGTATGTGCAATTGTATGGAGAAAAAACCAATAATGGGGACCCCAAATAGTAGGGTCAAATTTTTCATGTTCGATCATTGTGAATCCACTAGGCAAAGACATATTTGTCA